GCGGGCGTAACTTTAGCTTGATGTAAAGTTACGCCCGCCGTGTAATAATACGGGCGTGTAATTTTAGAGGGGATAAAAAAACACGCCTGGCTAAAGTACCAGGCGTGTAATTTTACCAGCTTGTAAGTTTAGTCTCGTTCCATATACCACGCTAACGCTATCGGTAAGATTAGCCATGACCAAAGGACTACAACCCCGTAGATTATCTTTATTACATTCATGTAATTTTAGTACCCTTCCGTTTCGCCTAAGTTTGATAGGTATGAGTGTTCGCTATCTTCAATTTGTGTAGTGGTATTGAGTACACCGCAAAACTTACATACGGCGTGGATTTGAGTAAGTGTAAACTTACCGTGTTGTACTTCTACGGAATTGCTACCAATGAATGAATATTCATGGGGTAGGTTATCCCGATAATTTATGCGGTTACGCATTTTGCAGGTTAGGTATGACATTTGTAATATTCCTTCCGTGTTAGTTTTGGTCTAGTTCAATGTTGTACATTTTGCGAAACTCACGCACCAAAGGCTTCACGCACTTAGTCGTACCGTGTGTGAAGTATGGAGTTTGGTTTGTGTAATCTTTCGGCGGTGTAATTTTATAACCTTTCTTTCTATTGTCAATAGTAAAGCCTAGTGACCTTAGTAGTGCGAACAATTTTTTCACACTCTTATCGTTATGAGCGCCCATGTAATTTTAGCCTTTCTCTAACCCATTGGGCGGGATTGCCCAACAACTAAATCTTAGCCGATAGTTTCATGTAAGTTTAGGTAATTTTAGGATTAGTTTTTGGACACAAAATGTCTTGTATTATTACATCCCCATAAAGATATTAAAGTATTATTACATGTGTGTAATTTTAAAACGGGTGTAAGTTTAGCTTTATGTAAACTTACACCCGCCCTGTAAACTTACATGCGTGTAACTTTACAAACGGGGACAAAGAAAAACCCCTGCGGAGGGCGCAGGGGCTAATCTTACTTGCTTGTAACTTTAGTCAGCAAGAATATCTTCGGGCAGTTCATCTGTAATGTCTCGGTCATCAGCGTCATCCATGTCATCATCCATGATCTGTGCAAAAATTACACTCATGTCAGGATCATCACCGTTGTTATTTTTGATAGAGCGCAAGATCTTACCTAGTGCGTCTACGCTCTCGGCTTCGTACAGAAAACTATCTGCCCATTCTGCATCGCCTTGTTCAAACTGCCAGGATACTTCGTATAGGTTCATGTAATTTTACCCCTTTTGTCTAAGAGCGACTTGTGTCGCTACGCTCCACCCTATCAGATCCCTAAGGCAATTACAAGTACCTATTTTGAGGCTATAAAAAGCAGCTGTATTATTACATTCCCATAAAGGATGAGTTTTGTAATATTACATTACATAAAGGTATTAAACTAATGTTACATTTGTGTAATATTACCACGGGTGTATGGGGTCGCTACGCTGGGGAAGACACCCGCCCGTTTGTTGTAATATTACAACGGTGTACCAAAAATGGTGTGTACCAAATATGCAACACGCATGTTGCAAACATGCAACACACATGTTGCGCATTTGCAACAACACATGCAAAAAAAAGCGGGGGCATTTCTGCCCCCGCAATTCTTTTTTGTTCATTGTCACATTTTGACAATGAACACCTTTTCGGCTTGTACCGAAAATGGTTCACGCAATGCTGTTGCGTGGTTGCATGCCCAAACAATGTCAAGCGTTGCACTGGCGATGTTTTCTTTTTGCCATGACTTCAAGCGCTGACGCATTGCGTTATCGGCACGATAGTTGGTTGCTTTTCGGCAAACAATGTTTCGCTGTACCGATGGGGCATTATTGGTAATGCACCACTGGCGCATTTCTTCACCACTTGCCAAACCCTTAGGCATGGTTGGCAATGTCATTGCAACAGCAATTGCTTCAGCCAAAATCTTTGTACCGTTATCGGTATAAAACTTTTTGACTTGAGCTTTGGAATTGCGTTGCGACTTTGCAACAAGTTTTTTTTCCAATGCAACAACTTTGGTTGCATCGGCTTTGCGTTTTTTCTGTGCCATTTTTTTTCCCTATCTGTGAAATGTGAAGCGGTTGCTTCAACAACCAAATTCTAACCGATATCCGTAACAATACAAGCACCTATTTTATGCACTATTTATGCATAAACATGCATAATTATTCATGTCCCATAATGGGGATAATGCCGTTGCGAATTGACAACTCATGCGTTGCGATAAAGCAACAATTGAATTACTTTTGTGTACTAAAAATGGTACATAGTGTTGCATTTATGCAACGGGTGTGCGTCTGCTACATTCTTGGGCAGCTCCACACCCGCCCGCCGTGTAATTTTACAGGCGTGTAATTTTAGGTTGAAAAATGGGGGGTTTGTAAACTTACATAAAGGTAATTTTTGTACGCATTAAAGCTGGATAAAGGGGTATCAGTGTTTTGCTTGGTGCATGGAAAAGCCCCCCGATTTCTCAGGGGGCTCATTCCCGTTTATTTCTTATTGTTTAGGTCTAGCCAGGTCTTAGACATTGTTACATCTTTGACCGCCTTCTCATAACCTGCCTCGTATGCGAACCATACGGCTACGGCTGTCACCATGAGGAACATGGTGAACATACCGAACCAATTCATACGAGACCCCATACATTCAACCATGTCTCCATGATAACTTCGGCTTGTGCCTCATTGACACATGGCATGGTGAATAGGTGACTATCTGAACTATCTCCCGTAGGGCTTGAGACCCATATGGTCAGGATATGTCCTGTCTTTACTATTGCTACTGGCATACCCTTCATTCGGATATTTGGTCTAATTTCGGTATTCATAATGGTTTTTCCTTTTCTGTTGTTTTGTGTGTGTGTAATCATGTACTAAATTATCCCCCGATAACCCCCTACGCCCACGAGGGGGGGGGTAGGGGGGCTTTCGCCCCCCCTTTCGCCTACCTCTTGGCGAATACCACGAGGTCGGCTATTTCAGGGTCAGTACCCTTGACCTTCATGCCGTAGGCGAGACCTCGGCGTGCCTGTACTGCCTTGACCCATGCCATGCCCTTGACCGTTGCGAGGCTATCCAAGCGTACTTGGATCGCATTGTCGGGGCGGTCATTGACCTCACTAGCGGTCTTGCCTGCCTTGCCCTGTAGGTGCTGGTATCGCAGTACCGCTGGCACGGTCACGGGCTTGCCTGCCTCGTATGCCATTGACACTTGAGCCTGTAGAGCCTCTACGCTCTCGCCTCGTACCCATGCCTCGGCTACTGCGGTCAGTAGCACTAGGTCTACATAGGTAGCCTTGTGTCCTGCCTTGAGGTCTCTGCCTCGCTCTGCCTCTACTGCCTTGAGGCTCTTGGCTACTAGAGCCTTTGCCTCGGTGCTCACCGTGTAGGTGAACCTTGCCTTTGCCTTTGCCATTACTGACCCTTTCGCTAGGGGTTGAGCCCGTTGCTCAACCTCATGTAATAAACGATACAGGGCATAGGGCAGACATAGCAAGTACTGACACTCTCGCAAACCCTTATGGAATAAGGGGTTTAGAAATTGTTTGGTAATATATCACGAATTGGGTCAAGAATTGGCTCAATGTGACCCCGTAGGGCATTGACCCTACCCAACATACCAATTCAGGTACACCGTAAAATACGGCATAACACTGTTTTAATATATACTCAATTTTTCTAAAAAATGGCGTGGGCGGGATTCGGGCATGGGCGGGTTTAAAATTCGGGAGGAAGGCTGGAAGTGTGCTTAGAATAGAAAAGAGACCACCTTGCGAGTGGTCTCTCTTTCTTCTCAGTGAACTATAACGGTCCTAAGATAGCGAAATTCGTTCTGCTCTGGTGATAGTGCAGATCACGATTGCCGCTTGACACTTTTAGGGTGCCATAAGTATTATATCACTTCTTAGAGTTACGGTAAAATCCACTGCCTTTGAGTTCTATCATCGGCGGGGAATAGATTTGTTTTAGCGTAGCGTTGCATTCGGGGCAAACATCTGTTTTACTATCTTCCAGAATGGATCTAAACTCTTCATGAGTATGTCCATTAGAACAGCGATAGTTGTATTGTGGCATGTTCCCATTATAGCGTAAGGATGGTATACTTCCTATTGTGAGAGTTTGGATTGATCAAGACTTATGTACTGGAGATGGTCTGTGCGCCGAGATAGCACCCGATGTGTTTACGATGATGCCCGATGGTTTGGCGTATGTACGAGAAGGAGACAAAATATTTGCCTCCTCTGTGGGAAACCCCGAAGGCGCAGCTGGCTTAGCTTCTTTCGCTGATGATCGGCTGGAAGATGTCATTGAAGCCGCCGAGGAATGCCCTGGCGAATGTATTTTCATTGAACCTTAAACTCACAAACAAAAGCAGGTAAGTTCACTACCTAGTGCTTTCGTGCCACACATGATAAAATTGAGTGTGCATAACGATTATGATATGTGGTCAATTGCTGACCATGACCACCTCTGGGTGTTTGACAAGCTGATTGTAGCAAAGAAAGCTGGGCATGTGTGTGGACCAAGGGGTATGCCCGTTCCCAAGCCCGACTTTTACATGGTAAGACCCATCTCCAACTTTGAGGGTATGGGTGTAGGAGCTCGCAAGGTCTGGTTAGACTTCTGCACTCTTGAACTGCATCCTGGAGAGTTCTGGTGTGAGTTCTTCACGGGCGATCACATTAGCGTTGATTACCACCTGTACAAGCCTGTGTTGACTGTTAAAGGTACTCCACACCCGAATGCACCTCATTCAAAATTTATAAAATGGGAGAAGCTAGAAATATCTATTCCGCAACCTGCGATGTTGGGTAAGATACCACTCTTTTACAAAACAATCAACTGTGAATTTATCGGGGGTAAACTTATTGAGATACATCTGCGAGGCAACCCCGACTTTGTGTACGGTAATAACATTGCAATACCCGTGTGGGAAGGAGAAGAGATCAACCCCCCACAATCCATGAGGTTTGTTGAAGCTGAAGATACCAATAGGCTTGGGTTCTATATAGACAGTTAATCGTGATATAATATATCATGTACGAATATAGAATTAAGAAGGTTTTGAAAGTTGTTGACGGAGATACCATTGATGTGGACATTGATCTGGGGTTTAATATCTCCTATACCCAAAGAGTTAGACTGGCGGGAATTGATACCCCTGAATCTCGCACAAAAGACGCACGAGAGAAGGCATTGGGGCTTGAGGTAAAAGACAAGCTGAAGAAAGCAATTGACGCTGCCAAAGATGTAGTCGTGAAGACCGAACTCCCCGATAGCTCTGAAAAGTACGGGCGTATCTTGGGTTGGGTATATCTTGATGGCGCTGCCAAGTCAATCAATGAACAACTCATTGATGAGGGTTATGCTTGGGGATACATGGGTGAAACCAAAGTCAAAGACTTTGACGCACTCCTGGCAAAGCGAAACAAATAAAACCCTTTAAACCCTTTAAACATCTAGTATTTTCGGAGCCCACATTTTAGAGCCCGATTTATTCATCAAATGATTTACGGAAATTGATCCATGCATCACGATTGGACATTCTGCGAATTCGGGATTGTCTTGTGAAGTAGGCACTTCCTCTAACAACAATAAACCCGACCCATATCATAAGTAAGTATTTCATTTGCCTCCTTGAAAATCAATATTGATAACCATTCTGAATGGAGAACGAACTGGGTTTGAAGCGGCATGAATGTTGTTACCATCAAAGATAATAGCTCGCCCTGGTTTTGGATACACAGTGTCCTGAAGTTCATAAGAGTCATTAAAGAAATAAGTTGGTCCATCTGAATCGTTTATGTAATACAGAAGAACTTTGTGATCAACGGGGTCTCCGTTGTCGTACTGCAAATCAATATGAGGGACTTGAGATTCATACTTCATCATTGGGGGGTATGGAGAAGTCACATTTACCTTAGCCCGCAAAAGATTAATGTTGCCAAACCTATCTACCAGATTACCGACAAGCTTGCCGATTGCAGGCAGGTGACTAGAGGCGATATCTGATTCAGACTCATACAGGTGATGTGACATTTGCATTGGTGCATGATTCCACTTTTCACCCTCGTGATAGATATGGCTGCGGTAGAACCGATAAGGAACTTGAGGGTCGGTGAAGTATTCATACAGATACCCCTGTTCTTTTATAGGTACATAATTATCAATAATTAACATGGCTGGCGAGGTAGGGTTTGAACCTACGACCCAGGGATTAACAGTCCCTTGCTCTGCCAACTGAGCTACTCGCCATTGTATTACTTAATTAACAGTATAGCAATTGTAATTGCATGAAGTGTGAAATACACTGCATGAGTAATTTTATCTTGTTTAGACATTCTTAATCACCTCAAATCTAAATTCTATTTGCGGATGGGTGTTGTGTTGAGCAATATTGTTTTCACCGATAGTAGTGATGTTATAACCAAGAGATTCAACAAACTTAATAAGCTCTTTTCTCCTATCCTCATACCAGGGCTTATAAGTCCAAGCTTCAAAAATAATCGGAGGAAAGTTGTTATCTTCAATTGTTTTTAATGCCCCCTTAAGAACTTCCATCTCAAGACCTTCAACATCAATTTTTATCAATCTAACATTTTTAAAAGATTGCTCATCAAGAATTTTAATTTCAATCTCTTCCATCAATCCTTTAGTTGTACATTCATAATTATTCTCACGAGTTTGTTCATCAAGGCTAAACGCACCAACATTTGTTTCAGTGGCATAGTCTGGCATTATTACCATAAACTTATCATTGCGATCTGATATACCATAGTTATGACAAACAACATTATGCAGAGCATTAATTAAAACATTTGAACATAGCTGATAAAAAATAATTCTTTGCGGCTCAAAAGAGTGAAAAGTTACATTAGGAAATTTCTGGGCGAGAGGAACCGAGTAGCTTCCTAAGTTAGCTCCGATATCCAGTACAGAACCACCAAAGGTGTTCACAAGAAACCTTTCTGAGATAGTTTCCAGATGCCCTTCCCAGCCATTACCATTTCTGATTCCATTTGAAACCACATCTGGTTTATCAAACAATAAAAACTGAGTTTCGTTTCTCTTTACGATCACGCAGTTTGGAATCATTTATTTTTTCTTCCTTACTGCTTTTTTAGCAACTCTTGGCTTAGTTGTTTTTGCCCTTGGCATGTCGGGTGTAGGCATCCATTTACCAAGCGACTCAGATATTGCATCAATGATTCTTTCAATTTCATAATCAACAACTGATATTGTTGCTTTATGAATAGCTTTACCTTTTTGATCATCTTCTTCTGGCTTAAGGATTTCATGAACAACTTCTGATATATGACTCATGTGACAATGAAGAAGTTCATGAACCATCGTTGCACGAATATCTTCAGGCGTATCTTTACGAAAATCTTTATGTAAATAAATTGTTGCAAGATTCTGAGCATGTATAACTTCTGTTTCACCTAAAGCATCAACATTGCATGGCTTAGAACTCATGTGAATTGTCCAATGAGAAAGACCCATCATGTTTTTAAGCTTATTCGCATATCTCTGAATCCAGGGATCAATTGGTTGCACAAGTGGAGTGTTTTTACTCATTAGTGTCCACCGTTAAAACCATTCATATTTTCCATAACAAGCATTCTCTCGGCTTCATCAGAAAAAAGACGAACTGCATAAATACATGGGTCACTACCCTCTTCCCATTCTAAATCTTCATCATGAGTTGTTGGAATGCCATCATGAGTTGAACATACTGGTCTGCTGATCCAACCGTTGTTTATCCCAGTATTAATCCATTGTTCAAAATTCACTTCCATTGTTCCAAGAAATGGATTAAAATTTTTTTCTGTGTCATTAAAATTATTTGTCATCACTGTCCTCTTTGTATTTATTTATTACAGTATATCCAGTTTCTGGACATAAGTTGGTATCTGTAATAGAATCTATTTCTTTTCTTACAACTACTCTTTTCAACCACCGATCTGATCCGTCATATCTTGCGCTAAATGATGTTCTACCATGAACAGTTGTTGCGTTGTCAATTATAATTAGATCACCAGTGTTTAAAAAAACTGTTTGTTTATTTCTTTCAATAGCTTTATTAAAAACATCCAAAGCCATTTGCGCTTCTTCTGTTATTCCCTTCATAACGGTTCTATCATATTTCATTTTGTATTGACCATTTGAATCAGCAGTTAGAACTGGAAGTCTTACAAATGTATCTTCTTCCCCATTTAGTCTAAAGCTCTCATCAACAGATGTTTCAAACAAATCTTTCTTTAAAATATTAACAACCCCAATATGTATATCTTTCAATACATCAGATAAAAGAGCATATGTTGTTCCAGCATTTTCATCTCCACGCAAACACAGCAATAGCAGGTAGTCTGGGAGATGCGGATGAAAAGCAGCTTCTGTGTGAAGCTCTAGCGTAGCTTTTGATGATGATGATATTTGATCTTCTGCTGATTTTTTAATCGGAAAAATATTTTGAACAATTTTCCCATTTTGCTCCTGAAGGTACCCAACAGGATGCCCGTATCTTTTCGCATAGGAAAGGATTACTTCGTCAGCTTCATCTGTGCTTGGAATTGTTGATAAGCTAAAAGGTGTTGATGGAATATCGCCAATATTTAAATCTTTAAATAAAATCATAAATCACCCATTGGTAACAAGAACTCTTCACGAATCCACATTATTGCAATCGCAGCGTAGCCGCCAATATCAAGCAATGTATCATAAATGCTTTCATTTGATACTGCATTAGTTACTCCTTTTGGTTTTGACAGAAGATTTTCTAATCTCGCAACCTTGTCGTGTAGTCTGATGGTAAGACCATTTAGCCCAAATCTTTCAATATTTTTTGGACCATAGTCTTTTTGTTTCTTAATCAAAGTAGATGTGAGCATTTCTTTATTCAACTCAATACCATTTACTTTGCAATAATGTAGAGCGACAGCACCAATCATTGACCATAGCCAACTATGGTACTGTCGGCAATACATCAGCTTATCATCATTCTCTCCTGGGTAATAATGTGGATCACTCTCCCATGCCTTACTATCAATGCACCAGTCAATAATATTTTTGATATTACTGATGTGGTCATTTGATAGCTCAATGTTTAAACCATCCCAATAAAAATTACTCATTCGTGATTTTTGAGAAGTACCGCACTCAAGGGTCATGCCAGTTATATCAAACCTATCTACGAACCAAAACAAATCCTTTACGGCTTCTTCCGCACAGAATTCCCATGATTTCATATTTCGCACAACCACTTGCTTCTCCATAATTAACTATTTGCTCTTTCTACTTTTGGATCTACAATTTCAAAATGTCCACGCTTTACTTTCTTAAAGTAACCACGATTAGCATTGTAAAAATTGTAGAATGTTGGCAATGAGATTTCTACATTCGTAGAAACTTCAATCGGTGTTACTACCTTTCCAACATTGCCTGTCAAAAAACTGACAATATTATCTTGCTTGGATTTTCTTCCAGCCATAATCTTCTCCCCCCTTTCTGTGAAATCAAAGAGGTCTGCATAGTAGCTATACACTTCCTCTGAAATGTTATAGTGCTTGATTGTCTTAGACGGAGCCCATCCTTTGTAGTGACCATATATCACACTATAGGCTTCTCTATGACTATCAACAGGGACTTTGGAAATTAGATTGTCGCAAATATTGTCAAAATCTTTAGTTCCAATAAAATCATTATCTTCTTCAATAAAGCTTTCATCTGACATCTTGTCTTCTTTCTCTTAGGTCAATGAGAGATTACCACTTATAAAAACGAAAATCAAGTCATAAATAAAAAAATAGCGGGTATCTCCACCACCTACATAACCTTTCGGAAAAATATAAGCCTAGAAATACCCGCTAAAATTATTTAGTTGTAGTTTTCTTAACTGCTTTCTTCACTACTTCTTTAGCCGCTGTTACAGCGTGTGACTCAATATGTCTATCAAGTTTAACTTCTACATTAGAAACATCTTTATGTAGATCGGTTAGTAAAGATGCGACTACGCCATGATCTTCTTTATTTTCTTTTCTTGTTTGCTGAATTAGTGCTGCTAGGATTCCTCCTACAGCAGCGATTAGGGCAACGGTTATAGCTTCCATGTGCCGTGATTACTCTGCAAGCAAGAAACTTGCAATGTCCTCAACTGCCATGTCAAACTTACCGAACTGACCTTCGTGCTCGGAAAGAATTTCAATCAAATCACTCTTCTTAACAGTTTTTGGGTCAAGAGCAACTTCCTTTGTCGGTGAAGTCATTCCAGCACCAGATGTTGGAGCAGAAGCTGATCCGCCAGTCGGTACGCCAGAAACTTTCTTTTCTGGATCAAGAGGAACTTCATTAATCATTCCCTTGATCATATTAACTTGTGAATCGTGCCAAGCAGCAGCCTTGATGTGATCTTGCATTTGTTCAGCAGCAGCTTTTGCCGATGTCTCATGCCAGGACTTCATTGCGTTGTGGTCAGAAACCATCTTCTTCATATTGTCTTTCATAGAATCTCCTTATATCAAAGATATGCTTATAAGCATATCATATTTATTATTCAAAGGGTGTACACCCCATCTACTTAGCTATCTTCGTAATCTTCATTGCTTATGTCAACAACCCCATCTGGGATGATGGCAAATCTGCACTTACCTTCTTCTTCAACTTTTTGAGCAATAATCTTGCAAACACCATTGCCATCATACAAGACGCAATTTGAACACTTAACACCAATATCTTTTACATCGTTTTCTTCTGGTGAATCATAACCAGCCCAAATACCAGTCTGGTCTTCATTAAACTTACCATACAGGTTAGCAAGCATGGTCAGCATGTCAGCAAGAACAGCTTCTTCCTGCGCCAAGTCCTCTGCTACCTTCTCTACTGAATCAATTGATTTTGAAACTGTTCTGTAACCACCACCACGCTTTTTGTATTCACGGACAAGCCATGCGTTTGCGTAGGCGGATGGATAGACATCAAACTTAGCCTTAGCCTCAGCTTTGACTCGGGCATAGAGGGCTGGGTTTGTCGGAACATTGCGAGATACTTTCTCAACCTCTGTTGAGACATTGATCGGCTTCTTATCCTGCCTGGTTTGGGATGATTCAGCTGTGCGCTTACGCCTAACGGCTGATGCGATTTGCTCAGGTGTCATTCTTGCAGCACGAGCGGCTGGAACACACTTTGGGTATTTACCAGAACTAGCATCGGCTCTACCGCATGGCTCAAATCCACCGCCAGCTTTTGGTCTTGAAAGATCAACCCATTTTTCTTTAAACCATTGCGTGAGACTTTTTTGAACCATGTATAGATCAATTACATCTTCTGCTAATTGCAGAGCCAGCTCTTCTGCCGTTTTACCAAATTTAAATTCACCCATAGCGGTTGCTTGAGCAAGTGCTTTCTTTCTTGCATCAGTCATTGATTTTTTATTTCCTTGAGTGTATGTATAACAAGCTCCAGAATCACCCCATTTATAACCTGGCTTTCCATCATTTGAGCAATTATTAATCGGCATAGTAACTATTAGTTTATCATGAATTATTGATAAACGCTATATAAGTCATCACGACCCCATCTTTGAACGGGTATCTTTACATCGTGATAATAAGCATAAGCGTCTTCAGACGAATAGTATATTCTGGCGTAGGCTTGCAGAGCGCCCTCGTCATAGACTGGACACTCAGGATTTGGATCTAAGTATAAAGCTTTATAGTGATACTTATCTCCCTCCCAATGTATTGCATTAGCAACGCTTAGTTTCTTAAAGCAATACGGGCAAATTTTTTCAGGATAAGGAAAATCCTCAATCACTCTCCCCAAAATCATCTATTTCTTTCTCCTCTTCCTCTGCATTTCTAAATATCTTTTTTCTTAAAAGATAATCAATGATTTCATCAAGCCTTGCTTTTGCAATCTCAACTCCATCCATTAATGCATTTATTTCATCAATGTCCATTTGGTAATTATCGTCAGGTGAAATAATTAAAAATGCGGGAACAAACGAGTTCTCAAACGGAACCGCTTTAATCATCACAGACAAGCTTTCAATGTCTTGTAAATTAATTTCGCTATCGTAGTTACTTATTCGCATACTTACTTTCAGTAATCACTGCAATAAATAACGCAAAAATACTAAAAATCATCTGGAGAGAATATACAGCAAGTAATGGAGAAATCCAACCGATATCGGTATTCATACCGAATTCAATAGAATACTTAATACCTAAAAGCGATAAAAAACTCCAGATAATATAAGCAATAAAATTTTTCATATGTACATGATACCAGATTGCTTCGGAAAAAAAATTAGTAAAAAAATATTTTTATCCCCTTGACAAGCTCTTAAAAAATGATATGCTTCGCATGCACAGCATGCTTAGTATACTAGCATGCTTAGCATACCTAGTAAACTTAAGTAAACTATAAATACTCATGTATACTTAGTATATCTAGCATGCTAAGCATACTAGTATACACGGGACAACTATTGTTTTTATCAAAGAAGTGGTAGTATGTTGTATGGAGATAATTGCGATTGTTGAGTCTGATGACTATGGACCCGCCGCAATTGTTGATCCAGCTGATATCACTATCTCTCGTTTTGATGATTTTTACATCGGTGCTGCCCGATGTGTATTCACAGGTTCGCCTATCACTTCTGAAATTTCTGAAGAAGTCGCCCTTAAGCTTATGAAAAAGGGTGTAAGATGTTTAAACCTTTCATCGGAAAAAGTAATTTTGGAGAACGAGGCAGAGTAGCAACAAATGCAAAAAATTTCATGGTTTAGTTTGAACAATCAAGATGCCTCTGGCGACCTCTGGTATAGCCAGGGTTACTTCAACGCTGCCCTCTCAACAATCCGTAGCCTCCAGTCAAAACAAGTCGCTGTATTTTATAACCGAGAAGATATTGATTACCATGTCAACTTCTGTCCACCTCCGTACTATCAGTTTCCTTCAAAGTACAATATTGGCTACACACCCTGGGAGTCAACGAAAGTTCCTCACTCATGGATGGATGGAATGAGGAAATGTGATGAGGTTTGGGCTACTTCTAATTTCATCAGAGATGTTTATATTGAAAATAATGTTAACGCAAATGTTTACACAATTCCTCACGGTGTATCTCCAGAGTTTGAGATATTTGAAAGAGAGCTGACTGGTCGTTTTAATTTCCTTCATGTTGGCGGAGATTCAAAAAGAAAAAATGCACAAATGGTTGTTGATGCTTTTCTTGATCTGTATGAGGGTGATGATAACTTTAGACTTGTATTGAAATATAACAAGTTCTGTTTTGCAGAATGCTACATTGATAATCAATTAGTTCCTGCATCTAGACATCCTCAGATTATTGCAATCCCAGAAACATTTACAACTGATCAGATGGTTACTCTATACCACAAATGTCACTGCATGGTTTATCCAACAAGTGGTGAGGGGTTTGGTTTAATTCCTTTTGAATCAATGGCAACTGGAATGCCAACTATTGTAACCAACCTTACTGGTTGTGCTGACTTTGCGCAGTATGGAATACCTCTTGACGCTACTTACACTAAAGCTGATTGGCAAGATCATTTATATGCAACTGATGCTGGAGACTGGGCTTCTCCAGATTTTGAACAACTTCTTGATTTAATGACTCATGTTGTTTCTGAATATGATGATTTTAAAAAGTATGCCCTTAAGTCTGCAAGAATTATTCACTCGGAGTGGTCATGGGAATCAACTGCCGATAAAATTCTTGAGCGATTGAATTTTTATCAAAATTCTTTATCGTAGTCCTTAGTACTAATCTTTGACTCTGCTAGTCTTAGCATCTAAACTGGTCTCTCTATTATTTCGGAGGTAATTGAATGTCACTATTAACAAAAGAATTTATCGCAAAGTACGATACACAAACCCCTCCTTGGGGTTTTGGCGGTCTAGGGGAGATTGTATTCCTTAGGACATATAGCAGAAAGATTGAAGGCACTGATGCTACGGAGTCCTGGACACAAACTATTAAAAGAGTTATTGATGGCGCTGTAGAGATTGGCGTTCCATACACGCAAGAAGAAGCACAGGCTTTGTTTGACCACATGTTTAATTTGCGTTGCTCCGTTGCTGGAAGAGCTTTATGGCAATTAGGCACACCACTTGTTTCACAATTTTCTGGAACATCTCTTAATAATTGTTTTTACACAAACATTGAGAAGATTCAAGACTTTGAATTGCTTTTTGATTATCTAATGCTTGGCGGTGGAGTTGGATTCTCAGTTGAGCGTTCTAAGATTCACGATCTTCCGAAAGTGAAGAAAGTAAATTATATTACTGCAGAAAGATCAGCAGACGCTGATTTCATTGTTCCTGACTCACGACAGGGTTGGAGAGAATTGCTTCACAAAGTTCTTGAGTCGTATTTCCATACTGGGAAGTCTTTTACATATTCAACAATTCTTATTCGTGAATATGGCGCTCCGCTAAAGACCTTTGGTGGAATTGCATCTGGTCCTGGCGCTCTTGTTGAGGGCTTAATTGATATTTGTAAAGTTCTTGATGCAAGAGTTGGAAAGAAAGTTCGCTCTGTTGATGTGTTGGATATTTGCAACATTATTGGTCGCATTGTAATCTCAGGCTCATCACGCCGTTCCGCACAGATTGCAATCGGTGATCCTGATGATGTGTTGTTCCTTCGTGCCAAAAACTGGGGTAGCGGTAATGTTCCAGCTTGGAGATCAAACAGCAACAATAGTATTTATGCAGACAGTTATGATGAAATTGTTCCAGAATTCTGGAAAGGTTATGACGGAACTGGCGAGCCATATGGTTTGTTAAACAGAAAGCTTGCAAGAACACATGGAAGACTCGGTGAGAAGTCACCAGACCCAAGTATTGAAGGTTTTAATCCTTGTGCAGAAATTGCACTTGCTGATGGCGAATCATGCAATCTTGCAACAATCTTTTTGCCAAACATTGAATCGCTTGCGCAGATGATGGAAGTTTCTAGACTTCTGTACATGTTGCAAAAGCAAGTTACTAGACTTTCATACCCTTATGAAAAAACAAATAGTATTGTTCACAAGAATGCTCGTCTTGGTCAATCAATTACTGGAGTGTTGCAATGCAGTGAAGTTCAGATTGGTTGGCTTTCAAAGACTTATGAGTACTTGAAGAATTTTGATAAGGCTTATAGCAAGGAGCGTGGATGGAACCCATCTGTTCGCTTAACCACAGTTCAGCCTTCAGGCACATTGTCATTGCTACCTGGAGTCACCCCTGGTATTCACCCAGCATTTGCTAAGTACTACACAAGAAGAGTTCGTTTTAGCTCTGTAGACCCGCTAGTTGATGCTTGTAGAAAGCGTGGTTATAAAGTTGTTTGGGATATCGGATTGGATGGTCGTGAAGATCACACCAGATATGTTGTTGAATTCCCATGCAAATCACCAGAGGGATCTATCCTTGCCTCAGAAATGACAGCTGTACAGCAACTTGAGGTAGTTCAGTCAATGCAGAAGGAGTGGGCGGATAACGCTGTCTCAGTAACTGTTTATTATCGTAAGGAAGAGCTTCCTGCGATTAAAGAATGGTTGAGTGAGAATTATGATAATGGTGTTAAGTCGGTATCTTTCCTTCTTCATGTTGATCACAACTTCCCTCTTCCTCCATATGAGGAAATTAGTGAAGATGAATATAACAAATCTGTTGCGAAACTTGATTTTTCAACACCAATTCATCAAAACGCTACAGACTTAACCCTTGATATGGATAATTGCGCTACAGGTGCATGCCCAGTCAGATAAAAATTGAACATCTCTGTACCATTTTTTACAATATTGATGATATAATTTAACTTATGTCGTCAGATATGATTAAAAGTAAAAAACTTTGGGTTCCAGAAAGAAGATATGGAGTCTGTGTCTACTTTACAAAAGATGGCGAAGCTTTGTCCGATGGCGATGGGGTTCTCTCAGCAGAAGGTATTGTTGATGACCCATCTATTGAAAGAAGAGTTCTTCAGGCTGGTAAGTACTGGTCAGGCGATGATGACGGATATATCAGATGGGTTGCTGGTGCTAGAAAGATTAGTGCATCTGAAAGAGATGATCAAACAGAAAGATTAGCTGCAGGTTTTGTAGCCGATCCTTATGAAGACATGTTTGACGAGCACTTTGGAAATAGGGGTTAATATGGAAAGAAAAATGGAAGTTGTTGAAGACTTTATTGTTGAAAATGAAATAGATGATATTTCATATATTGGCAATCTTGAAAAAGTAGAAGAGTATGATCCTTTTGATTCTGTAAAAATTTCTACACTATCGCCAAAAATGAAAAGAAAAGCGCAAAGGCTTCAGAAGAAACACGAAGGCGCTGATGGTACTCCGTCTAAGTACATTGATCCAGAAAGAGTTAGTGGTTATTCACTTTATGATATTGTAAATCCACCATATGATTTAGATACACTTGCTGGTCTTTATGATCAAAGTTCAATTCATTACGCTGCAATTAATGCTAGGGTTATGAACACCGTAGGTCTTGGCTATAACTTTACTGAAACATTAAAGGCGAAAAGAAAGATTGAAAGAGCGCAAGATGATCCAGCAAAACTGGAGCGTGTAAGAAATTCAATGCAAGATCTTAAAGAAGGTCTTGATGAGCTTTTTGAAAATTTGAATGTTGAAGAAACACTTATTGAAACACTAGTCCGTGTTTGGCAAGATGTTCTGACTGTAGGTAATGGATACTTGGAAATCGGTAGAAACAACTCTGGTCAGATTGGATATATTGGTCATGTTCCAGCAACGCTTGTTCGTGTAAGAAGAAAGCGTGATGGTTATGTGCAAATTGCAAAAAGCAATAAGATTCAAGCAGTTTTCTTTAGGCAGTTTCAAGACAAAGAAACTCAAGATCCAATTAATAACGATCCAAAGCCAAACGAATTAATTCACTTTAAAATTTATTCACCAAACAACACTTACTACGGCGTTCCTGCAGCAGTTTCTGCAGCAGCGGCAATTATTGGAGATAAGTTTGCAAAGGAATACAATATTGATTATTTTGAAAATAAAGCCATCCCTCGCTATGCAATTATTCTAAAGGGCGCAAAGCTGAGTAATAAGTCTAAAATGGAATTGATTAATTACTTTAGAAATGAAGTTAAGGGTCGCAATCATGGAACTTTGGTTATACCAATTCCATCAAGCATTGGTTCAGATGCAGATATTAAATTTGAAAAACTTGAAGCTGGAGTGCAAGATGCTTCTTTTGATAAGTATCGCAAATCAAACAGAGATGAAATACTTGTAGCAAACAGAGTACCAGCTCCAAAGGTTGGAGTTTATGATAACGCTAACTTGGCAGTGTCAAGAGATGCGGATAAGAGTTTCAAGATGCAAGTAATCGGACCAGATCAAGCTGTTATTGAAAAGAAACTTAATAGACTGATTGCCGAGTTTACAGACATGGTTCAGATCAAGCTGAACAAGATTGATCTTATTGATGAAGATATTCAATCAAGAATTAATGATAGATATCTTAGAACAGAAGTTATTACACCTAATGAGGTTAGATCACAAATCGGTCTTCCTGAAAGAACAGAAGGTGATGATGTTCTTCCTTTCCCAACAAATGTCAAGAAAGAGCAGAACGAATCAGGTAGTGCTGGACCAGGCGCTCCTAGCGGTAATGATAATAACTCTGCTGCGTTTCCTCCTAAGTCACCAACTGGTGATGGGGCAACGAGTGATCCTAGAGCAGATGGTGCTCAAGCGGAGCGTGGTCAAAATCAAGACTCTGGAGTGAACAATGATTCAACCAGTAAATTTAATCAAGGAGAGTAATTATGAATGAAGGTACTTTAGTGTATTCAAATAAAAATTTAGTAACAGCAGATGGTGCTGTAAGTATTGGGCAGCATACAAGTGGAGTATATGTTTATAACAAAGGTGCTTCCGATGTTGATATTAAGCTTAATAGTCTCTATACGGTGCTTATTCCAGCAGAATCTACAGAGTATGTAGAGATCGGTGGTGACTATACCAGTATTGAAGTAATCACTGCTGCCTCAGCTGTAGCTGTTTTTGCATTAGGCTGATTTGCAATATTGTTAAAAACAATATAACATATAGAGTTACGAGGTATGCATGACTGATTTTAATATTTCATTCCCTATTGATATGATCAAAAAGGAACAAAGGATTGTAAGTGGTATTGCTACTGCAGACAATATTGATAAGTCTAACGACATTGTTGATTTTGAGGCTTCAAAAGAAGCTTTTGCCAACTGGGGTGGAAACATCCGTGAAATGCATGCACCAATTGCTGTTGGTAAGGCTGTTAAGTATGAGCCAGTAACAATTACTGACAAAGACGGAAATACATATAATGCTTTTAAAGTAGAGGCGTATATCTCAAAAGGTGCCGAGGATACTTGGCAAAAAGTCCTTGATGGTACTCTTCGTTCTTTTTCTATTGGTGGAAAAGTCATCAAGAAAGAAGAGATGGCTGACAAGATGTATAATGGCAGACCTGTAAATATTATTAAAAAATATGTCCTTGGAGAACTTAGTCTTGTAGACAACCCAGCGAATGCTTTAGCGGTTATTGACCTTGTAAAGATGAATAACGAGGGTGGTTTGAACTACGCCCTTGACTGCGATTTAGACTGTCAATTGGCAAAAGCAAAGCAACCTTTGAAAGACCCTAAGGGTGGATTAACCGCTGCTGGAAGAAGACACTTTAAAGAAACAGAGGGTGCCAATCTAAAACCAGGTGTTAGAGGTGCAGCAGATACTCCAGAAAAAATGCGCCGCAAAGGTTCATTCCTGACTAGATTTTTTACCAATCCATCTGGACCAATGAAAAAACCAAATGGAGAACCAACAAGACTTGCGCTTTCAGCAGCAGCTTGGGGTGAGCCTGTTCCTCAGAATAGGTCGGATGCAGCAAAGCTTGCTGCCAAGGGAAGAAGACTTCTTGAAAGGTATCAAAACACTAAAGAAAAAGCAGATTTTGAAGATAGTTTTGAGGATGCAGTTCTTGAAGGCATTTTGGATCTCCTAGAAAAAGATGGTTGCGATTGCGGTTGCGGAACTTGTGAAGATGTAGAGAAGGATGGCTTAGGTGCTGGCGGTGGAGCTCCCGCAGTGTCTGTATCTACAGATAATGCAGAATCTAAGTACCCATCAAGAAATGGAATTGCTTCACCAACAGTTGCCCCTTTCCCGTCTGGATACCCAAAGTTTAAGCCAAAAAAGAAGAAAAAGAAAAAGGAGAGCAATATGGAAAATGAAGAAACCGTTGAAAAACAAATGGTTGATGGCGATGAAATCACATCTATTCTTGAAGACCTACTTGAGTCACTAATGGAAGCAGGAGTTGAAATCCCTTCTGTTTCTGCGGAGTCTGAAGATTCAATGGAAGATGAGATGGAAGATGAGAATGAAATTGAGTCTTCAATGAATGAAATAATTATGGCACTGGCTCAGCTTTTCGGTAAATCAGATTCTGCTGAATTAATTGAAGATAATCAATCAGAAACAACACTTGAGGTTTTAGATTTTGATACAATTGATGAAGAAAGTAAAGATATGGAATCTGTTATTAAGCAAGACACTGAATTGCAAGCAAATGATAATTATGATAAGATCTCTGACATGAATGAACAAGAAGCAAATAAACTTAGTCTTTTGAAGAAGTTTGTTGGTTGGTTGTTCCAAGATGTCAAGGAAACAACTTCAACTTCCGTTGAAGTAAGTGGAAACACACAGGAGGAAGAAATGGATATTAACATCCTTAAAGACGCTCTGAGTGCTGTTGTTGATGAAAAACTGGCTAGTTTTGCTACTTCAATCAAGGAAGAAGTTGAAGCCTCTGTTCAGGAAAAAATTGAAGCAGTTGCTAAGAGTTTTGAAGTTCAGAGTGCTGAACTGCAACAAAAGCTGGAAACAGCAGAGCTTGCTCTATCAGAGCAAACAGAAAAAGTTGAGGCATTTGCCGCAGCTGGCGCTGTAAAGAAAAGCGTAGATCCAGAAGACGCTGAAGAAGAGGAGGGTGAAGCACTTGTTAAGTCTGCACCTACTTCTTTCTGGAAGAATACATATTTGCCACAGGAGTTAATTAGCTCCCTAGGTTATAGGTCATAAGGTAAGGAGGAAAAACTACATGGCATCACAAGAAGAAATTTTGGCAAAAGCCAATGAAGTAACCACTACGGTGGTTTCAAATAGCAGCCCAGTCAGCGGTGGTGGTGGACTTCTCTACCCAGAGCAAGCCAATCGCTTCCTTGACTTCGTTGTTGATCAATCAGTATTGATGAAGAACGCACGAGTAATTCGTATGCGTACTCCACAGATGGACATTGACAAGATCTCTGTCGGCACTCGTTTGCTTGCAAAGGCAACCGAAGCAACAGATGATGGCGCAAATGCAGCTGTCACATTCAGCAAGGTATCGCTTTCAACTGTAAAGCTCCGTCTTGACTGGAATATTTCAACAGAATCGTTGGAAGACAACATTGAGGGCGCTTCGCTGGAAGACCATATCGCACAGATCATGGCTCGCCAGACCGCAAACGACCTTGATGACTTGTTCATCAACGGCAACACATCGTCAAACAACGGTCTTCTTAAGGCTTTGGATGGCTTTAACAAGCTTGCAAGAACAAGCGGAGATGTTGTAGATTTCGCAGGAAACAATGTTTCTCGCTCAACCTACGATAAGGTTCTTCGTACCTTGCCAAGCAAGTACTTGCAGCGCCGTAATGAACTGCGATTCTTCACAGGTCCAGGCATTGTTCAGGACTCAATCTATAGCTTGGGTAATCCAAACTCAGCAACTGAGGCAACTGCAGGCGCACCTGCACCAATGTCAACAGCTGGTGAAATGGCATTCTTGCAAGGCTCAATGAGAGCAAATGGTGGTCCAGGTGCAACTGGTCTCTCACCATTTGGTATTCCTCTTGTTGAAGTACCTTTGATGCCAGAAACCGCAACTGGTGACTACTCGGGCGCAGCAGGATCGCATGGCTTTGTGGAACTTACATTCCCAAATAACCGTGTAATTGGTATCCACCGTGACATCACAGTGTACCGCCAGTTCAAGCCAAAGACTGACACCATTGAGTACACACAGTACATGAGAGTTGCAAACAACATTGAAAATGCTGATTCATATGTAATCGGTAAGAATGTTAAGTTGCGCTCACTCTAATCTAAACAATTAAAGTAGATAACGGGCGGGGTTCACAAGAACCCCGCCTTTTATCATATCTAATTGATTTAAATAAATATAAGTGGTAAGATTGATAATATGACTAATAAAAAAACAAGCGTAACATCTGAAGAAATTAACAAACCAAAAAAAGCAGTGGTGAAAAAAGCTGCGGTAAAAAAAGAAATTACTGAAGATATTATTTCTAAAGAAGGAAAAGTTTTAATTGTATTTGAAAGCGGATCTGGGTATTCAACTGGTTCTGGATTTCGTTTTTCACAAAGGAATAAAATGGGCTTGCTTCCATCGGAAGAAGCCAACTTTCTTCTTGCACTAGAAAATTTTAGATTACCTAGTGATGAAGAAAAGGAATTGTATTATACTAATCAGGAGGATTAAATAATGGCAGGCAATCTTACAAACTATCTTGAGAATAAACTTATTGATCACTTCCTGGGTACTACTTCGTACACAATGCCAGCAGATGTTTATGTAGGATTGTTTACCGTTACACCTGGTGAAGCTGGTGGTGGAACAGAAGTTACTGGTGGTTCATACGCTCGTCAAGTAGCGACATTTACTGGTGCTGCAAGTGGTGCAACATCAAACGACACCAATATTGATTTTACAGGAATGCCAGCCGCTACCACTGTAGCAATTGGTATTTTTGATGCTTCAACTAGCGGCAACATGTTGCTGTACGGTTCACTCACAACAAATAAAACAACGGATGCTGGGGATACTCTAAGAATTGCAACAGGCGATCTTGATATCAGTATTGACTAAGGAGGGCAGGTGCTAAGAAGAGAATTTAGTGGTGCTGTCCTTAGAACAACTATTACAGCAAATATTTCAAACTCAGCTTCATCTATTTCTGTCCTAGATGGTTCAACATACCCTAGTGGAAATAATCCATTTGTTGTTGTTATTGACCGTGGTTATGCCGCTGAGGAAAAAATCTTGATTTCTTCAAGGTCATCAAACACTCTTGCTGTTGAGCAGAGAGGTTATGATGGTACTACAGCAGTAGCCCATACTTCTGGCGCTTATGTTGACCATGTTCTTGATGCTGCTGTTATTCAAGATATGAATACAACAACATATGACAATGAAGTATTAATGTGGATGGGGGTATAATATGGCTAATTTAACGCCAAAAAGTTTTTATATTGGCAGTGGTTCTACTACTGATGCCTATACAACAGCTAATGTTGCTGGTAATTATTCAATTATCAAAAACATCAATCTTTGCAATGCAACTGCATCTAATGCTGTATGCAGCATTCATATTCTTGTTGGAGCAGCAACGGCGGCGGCGAATAATAAAATTATAAGTAATGTGAATGTTTTGGCAAACAATGTTGTGTACTACAATACATCCATAGTCGTACCTGCTAATAGTAAAATCTATGTTGATCAAGTAACAGCTAACGCTGTGACATTTACAATTAGCGGTGTGGAATATGCCTAATCTTAATAAAGATTTAATTAACGATGCACTCTCTGTTGATTTAGACAGCACACAGACGCTTTCTAATAAAACACTTACCACTCCAACCATTAATGGACCAGAAATTACGGCTACTGGTGGAACTCCAAGAATTCATGGTATCTATCTCCCAGAACCACATTTCATTACTTTTGAAGGTTCAACAACAGACGA